TTTGTTATTTGATTATATATTCATGAAACTAAGTCGTAAAATAACATATAAAAATAAACAACCTATTATGAAAGATTTTTACAGAACATCTGCAGGGAGAAGATTCTTTGAACAAGATGTACCTGCATTGGTTGAAGCATTGCAAAAAATATCTACTCAATTAGAAAGATCCAATGAATTAGCTGAAAAGAAAAGGAGAGTAGATGAAAAATTAAAAAAGCTTCAGATTAGAAATGCCGGAGAAAAAGAGTAAAGACCTAACCTTTGATGAATTCCTTAACCATCTAAACAAAGGTAAAAGAGGTTATATGAAAAAACCTAGATCCTGGCAAAGGGTTTGGTTTTGGTGGGAAGATAAAGAGAGATGGTTTTTAAACAAAGCTTATGATAAGAGAAAGAATGGAAAGGTTGAACCTGAAGAATCGGCTTGGATCACGGCTAAAGATATGGAACACCACTGCGGCTTTCTTGAAAGACAAGGCTACGAATATTTTAAAGATGAATAACTTACTGATTGCTTTTATGCTCTTCTTTTTAGGGCAAAGCCTTATATGGTTTCAATCTAATGGTCAATTTGTATGGCCTTGGTTTAAAGAACACCCATGGACAGTTTCAGTTCTGTTTGGTACTTTGGCTAGTTATATCTTTATACAAGCTACTGCTGTTGTTGTAGGGTACTTTGATGGTGCTTTATGGCCTGGTAGATTTATTGGATTTTCCAGTGGGATAGTTGTCTTTGCTTTATGTACATATATGTTTTTAGGTGAAGGTATAAATCTAAAAACAATTGTGTCATTATTATTGGCTACCGCATTAGTGTGTGTACAGATATTTTGGAAATGAAAGATCCTTATCAAATATTAGGAATTAGCAAAGATGCATCTGACGCTGAAATAAAAAAAGCTTACCGTAAGTTAGCCAAAGAATATCACCCTGATAGAGGAGGTGACGAATCTAGGTTTAAAGATATAGCTGAAGCATATGATGTATTAACCGATCCTAAAAAGAAAGCAAAGCTAAACAGTAACCCATTCGGTAACTTTGATGAATCTTTCTTTGAAGACTTTATTAGAAATGGGGGTCCTGGTTTTTCTGGTATGTTTAACCAAAGATATGGTTTCTCTGGTAAAGGTGGTGATGTCACTGCTCAAGTTTACATAACTTTAGAAGAAGCATACCTAGGTGGTAGAAGAGAGATTAGGGTAGGACAAAAAGTAATAAGTGTTGATATTAAACCTGGTACAAAACCTGGGCAGAAGATGAGATTAAAAGGCTTAGGCCAAAGAGGATTGACAGAAGAACAAAACGGTGATCTTATTTTAGAGGTTTTGGTTCAAGACGATCCTAACTTTTATTTAGATCAAAAAGGTTTGCATACAATTAAAAGAGTTAATTTATACGAAGCTTTATTAGGTAGTAAAGGTGAAGTACAGGTCTTTGATAAAACAATAAGTTATACAATACCTAAATGTGTTAGAAATGGAACTATGCTGCGGATTAAAGGTAAAGGGTTTCCTAATTACCACAACCCAAGTATATGTGGAGACTTCTTTGTTAACATACTAGTTGATCTACCTACCCAATTAACAGAAGAACAGGAAGAGCTCGTAAAAAAGATGAAAGATTTAAATGATGGAATTTGATAATGAAGAATTTATGAAAAGGCTGTTGGATCAATTAGAAAACACTAGTTGGGATCAATATATGGATCTATGTTATAATGTAATTGCAATGTTTCCTGATCAGGTTTTACATTATGACGAAAAGACAGCCAAGCATAAAATACAAAGCCTAGATAGAATTCTTTTACATTTTGAAGAAAAGGAAGACTTTGAAAAATGCGCTAAGATTAAAGAAATACAGGATCACCTAAAAAAATGTTAATAACTTTTTGAAAAAAGTCATAGAAAAATTTTCAATTCCCAATTATTTGTATTATATTTATAATATACAAATTTAAACGGAATATGACTGAATACACAAATCTTAATTACTTGCAATCCTTCTTAGATGAAATGCGTTCATCTTCTTCAGGAAATCATAAAATTGCAACTCTTAAAAAATATGCTGACAACTCTGAGGAGAATGAGGATAGAGAATTCCTTCAAAAGGTTTTCTTCTACACTTACAATCCCTACTATAAGTACAATGTTACTCCGAAGAACTGCAGAAAGAACTCAGATCTTGTAGGTCATCCTAATACTTACGGTAGCATCTTCACTCTGTTAGACGATCTTAGAAACCGGGTTTGTACCGGTCACTCCGCTATTGCCAATGTAAACCGCTTTATCCAGGAATGGCCACAATGGGAGACCATCATTTATTCAATTCTTAACCGGGATCTGAATATGGGATGTGGAACTACCTCTATCAATAAAGCAATCCACCCAGAACTAATTCCTACTTTTAAGGTGGCTTTGGCAAATGCCTATAATCCTAAGAGAGTGGATTTTCAGAGTGGTGAATGGTACGGTTCTAGAAAATTGGATGGTGTCCGTTGTATCTGCCGCAAGGAAATGAACACGGTTACATTCTTTTCAAGGAACGGTAAAGAATTTGAAACTCTAGGTAACCTTGAAAATGAAATTGTAAAGATCCCAGGAGACTTTATCCTAGATGGAGAAATCTGTATGGTTGATAAAGATGGTAATGAAGACTTCCAAGGAATTATGAAAGAGATCCGAAAGAAGAATCATCAAATTGAAAATCCTAAGTTCTTTATATTTGATTACTTAACCTTAGAAGAATTCGATGATAAGACTGGAATTACACCGCTTACTGAACGCCTTCGTAACGGTTATGATATTCTTCCAGAAAATATCAATTCAGATATGTTGGAATTCTTACCACAGGTTCAACTCACTACGGAGGAACAATTTACCGAAATGGTTAAAGAAGCTGAACAAGCCGGGTTTGAAGGTATCATGGTTCGTAAGGATATCGGATATGAAGGTAAGAGAAGCCACAACCTTTTGAAGGTTAAGAAATTCCATGATGCCGAATACACGGTATTGGGGTGTGCTAACGGTACCATGAGATGGACTGAAAACGGTCAACAGATTGAAAAGGAAGGACTAAGTAATATCCTTATTGAACATAAAGGTTACCGGGTATCGGTAGGATCCGGGTTCTCAAAAGAACAACGAGAATACTACCTTACTCGCCATGAAGAACTGATTGGCAAAACAGTAACCGTTCAATACTTTGAGGAATCTCAAAATCAGATGGGTGGTTATTCACTCCGCTTCCCGGTAGTGAAACACATATATGAGAATGGGAGAGACTGTTAACCGGTCTATTCCATATCTCACTTCTGGTGGGAGATCTCCTTCGCACTAATAAATATATTGTATGAAACTATATGAAGGATATATGAACAACAAACACATCACTATATTTGATGTTGATGATACTCTTGTAGTAACCAAGAGCAAGATTAAAGTTCATAATCCTAAAACAGGGTTTTCTACTGAGCTCACACCACAGGAGTTTAATACATTCCAACAAAGACCTAATGATAGAATGGATTTTTCTGACTTTCAGAATCCTGACATTCTAAAAGGCGGTATGATTATAGAATGGGTATTTGATATCTTAAAAAGAACATTAGCAAAAGGTACCCCAGTAGGAATCATTACCGCAAGAGACAGTGCTGACCTCATCCATGATTTCTTATCTCATCATGGAATTAACATTAACCCAGATTACATATTTGCCATTAATGACCCTAAGCTAGGTTTTACCGGATCCACTGCACAAAAGAAAAAAGAAGCCTTTATGAAATTTGTTCAGATGGGCTTTAGGAATTTTACATTCTTTGATGACGATAAGGAAAATGTCAATATTGCAAAAAAGTTGGCAAGAGAGAACAAGAATATTAAAATGAATGCCACTTTAATCAAACAGAAATGGATACCAAAATTCAGCGACTTCAAATAAAGATAGATACATTTACTGATATCTTAAAAAGCATTAAAGAGTTATCTAATTCGTCTACTACCAAAGTAGGCTGTATGGCACTAAGAAAAGATTTTAGTAAAATTGCCAGTTTTGGTTATAACGGTTCTTATAGCGGAGCCGGGACTAATGATGTAACAGGTACTGAGGAAGATTCTCTCACCCCTGGGGAAAGCGGGTTTATTCATGCTGAGGTAAATATGATTGCCAAGTTTAAAGAATATGATCCACAGAACTACATTATTATGTTAACACTCTCACCATGTAAAATGTGTACTAAGATTCTGGTTAATGCAGGATTTAAGCATGTCTATTGGATGCAAGACTACAGAGACATGGATCATCTTAAGATATTTGAAGACTGTGGTGTAACACACGGAAAAATTTCTAACCTAGTAAATGACTACCATTCTATAAAGGACTGAATATATACAAAAAATAGTATGTCCTCTTGGTTGTTGAAGCATTAACTTTTAAATTAGCTCTTGATTTTTTTACTTACTTAAAAAAGTATAAGATTGAGGTAGATAAGATCCGTATTGGTTTTTATGACCAGGCATCTGAAAAAACTGAATACATTGATTTTTCTAGTGTTTCTCAGATGGCAACATACTATCAGAATAATTACATTCCTTTTGACGATTGCTTTATTGGTGATTTAGTTTCTATAGAATTATTTTTAGGACAAAGTAATCTGTATGACTTTGTAACAGAATATAGAGCAGAAGATTTAACAGGAAATTTTAAATTAACACCAGGCTCATCCTTTGACATCCAAAGAAATTCTCAACGCAAACCATTAGTAAGTAGACAGACCGAGTTTATTCGCAGGGCAGTAAAAGATTATTTAAAGTATTGGTCAGAGATCTATAGAATATATACAACAGGTATTTATTCACCATGCTACGCTGTTCCTGGATGGTCCGAAGGTACTTGGTATTTAAACCAGCTAAGAGAGGTGTTTACATCAAGAAATGATATAGATGAATTCCCTTATGATGATGCTAATATTATTAATGAACCTCCTAAATAAATAAAAAAAGACTAGACTAAATGGGATTCAATCTTAAAGAATATATCATTTACAGAGATGAGGTTAAGCGTGAACTGTTTAATAGCGAAGTAGATGAAAATTTCAAAGCAGTAGCAAATCCGTGGGTAGACAATAGAACCTATGAACAAGGACACGTTGTTTATCACCCGGTAGAAGTTATTGATGTAACTGGAGGTACAAGCGTTGAATCGGAAGCATTGGCGTGGTGGAGAGCAAACAAAAGAACTACACAAGGATTATTTGAAACTTCTGAATGGGATTTGATTGGAGGTATTGGTACAGGTGATTTAACAGTTAATGCATCAAATGG